TAAAGTTACGGTATGCGCGGTTATAAGCTTCTGAACCTACGGGAATACCTTGGTTAGCCATCTTGACATCAAATGATTCAGATGCGTTAGCCATATTAGGCTGCAATCTACGCATGATGGCATCGGTATAAGTTTCGCTAGGGTTAATACCGTAACTAGGTAAAGCACTTTGATTAATTTGGGTGTTTACATTTGAAATTGGAAGATTAGTGTTTACAGCAGGATTAGCAGTAAATGGAGAAGCTGAAGCATTTTGTGCGTTAGATGCTAGGCTATTAAATGTAGATTGAAATGCAGGGTTTAATGTTTGATTGGCTGTCCAAGTAGGATTGCCGTTAGCATCAACCGATTGATTGTAATTTAGTGATCCGTAGGGGGTATTTTGGTTAACCCGATTGGCTGCGGTAGCAATTTTAGCGCCTGCAAGATTGCCTTGAGCAGAAGCGTTTGCGGCTTGCGCCCACGGATCAGATGCAGCGGATTGCAAGTAAGGATTGGTTGTATTGGGTGCTGCTGGATCAACCGCAGCCATTTGGCCGCTTGCAAAAGGCGTTATATTTGAAATAGCCATACCAATATCCTTGTCAAAATGATTTAAAGACCAAGTTATCGGTTATTAATAGTATAACCTTAACTTAGCTAATTACAAAACGCCACCGCGCTCCATTACATAGTCGGTTGCAACCCAATGCACATCAATGCCTTGTGAAGCTATACTCATGTTAATACCTGCCGCAAATCCAAGTCCAGTAACGCCTTGCCAAATACGGTTAATACTTAATAATCCGCCCCATGTAGCCGTATCCCAGATAGCATTGTCCCATGTACCTAACGCGGTACTTGCAGGGTTAAATGCTACCGCGCCTAATTGGTTTTGGTAGTCAAAATCCACATTAATACCGCATAAAACGCTTGGTGCGCCATTATCGGTCTGAAAAGTAGGTCTTACAAGGGTAAAGCGTTTAAGTTGTCCAGTGCTATCAAAGTAGCTGTAAGCTTGTTGAACTGAGGCGTTGATGTTTGAACCATTATCGGAATAACCGTTCCAGTATTGGCCAACAAAACCGTTACCACCAAAATATAAGCTTTGGTTATGTAACTCAAAACAAGTCGTATTAATACCGCTAAAGCTTGCCCACGCTTTTGATATGGTGTGCATCACAAATTGTTGCGTACCAGTAGTTGCTGGAATATTAATTAGCAACATATTTGGACTAGCGTAATACATGATTTGCCAGCCAAAATTGGTTGAATATTGGGTTACCGCTTGGCTAATAGCGTAATAAATTTTGTCAGTGATGTTAATTCTAGGGTCTAGACGGCTAGATTGCAGGGCAGAAGCCAATGGTACAAGCCCGTCTTGGGTTAGCAAAAGCAGGTCACCCGCCCATTTAAGAAAGCATTTACGGTTAAATGTTTGACCTAGTTGCCAAACGCCTTTTAACGCCCAGTTATTAGGGTCGCTAGGGTCTATACCGTTGTAGACAATTACTTCACCGTTATTAGTTACAAAAACAGCGTAATCATCAGCACCCTGACCAGCATCAATTGTCCAAGTACCCATCGCTTGCAGGTAACCGCCCCTACGGGCAATACCGCCTAAATCAAATTCAGTGGCCAAACCACCAATAGCATCTGTAGGCAAGTACCAAAATTTTAAGGTGTTTTTTTGCACATAATATAAGCGATTTTTAAACAAATTGACATTAATTAGGTCATTTGAATTAACGCCCGTGATATACAAAGCTACGGAATACGAACCAACGGTGGTAGCGTTAGTTGCTGGCGTTGATGCCATTACATAGGTAAATGTGCTTGTGCCAGTAACGGTAATGACAAAAGTACCATTAAAAGCAGCAGGAACTGCTCCCGCAATAGTGACTTGATTACCAGTAGCAAGGGTATGGGGCGCAGAAGTTGTTAGGGTAGCTAGTGTTGCTACGCGGGTAATGGATGTAATACTAAAAACAGAACTTGTAGTAGCAACCTTAATCCAATCCGTACCGTTGTAGATTAAAGCCGCATCAATACCGTTAACAGCGGACAAATAATGGCCGCCAGCGTTAGCAATATTGACATACTGAAACTTATCGCTAGATAAACCTGTTAATTTAGATGTTGCGGTAGTGGTGTCTGCATCATAAATTACCGATCCTGCGGCAGCAAATAGCTTTTCTGCTGAAGCACCGCTGTAATTCATCAAAGTATTGACTTGACCCGTAATGCCTGTTGAATATTGTGTGTACCCCAAACGCATCTGAAGATCAGTAGGCGTTGGGTACAAATTAATTAGTGATACCGCATCTGTTGGCGGCATTTGGGCAATAGAATCGCGTGCGTTCCACCCGCCAATGGGTGCAGTTATGCTGGTAGTAACTGCGCTACGACCCTGTGCAGGCATGATTAACTACCGTAACCAGTATCAGGGATATTTGCCCAGCCAATAAGCACCTTGCTTGGGTACGGTGCAAAAGATAGGGTAGCAGAGCCTTTATCGTTAGATTTGGCAACAGTTAAATAACGAAAATAATCTTGTTGCAGTGCGGTAGTATCAAAACCCTTGATTTGAAAATATTTAAGCTTAGTTCCCAAGACCATGACGGTATCGTCTAATACGGTGGTGTCGTTATCTAAGGTAAAGCTGTTCTTTACTTGATCGGTAGAACTACGCACCCAGCCCTTAGAACGGTACTCAAAGCCCAGATACTCTTGGGTATTATAAGGTGGCCATATTTGGAATTTACCGCCCAAAATACGCCATCTAATGCGCGGCCCAGTTGAGATATAACCAGACTTAAGCCACTGCCATTGTTGGGCTGTTTCTGGCCCTAACATTTGCCAGTGTTTTGTCTTATCCCAGTGGGTATTGTCGGTAATGGTTTCAAAGTCAGGTGGCAAGTTGTATTCAGTTTTGCTAAATGTAACCGTGCCACCAACACTAGTCGCTGATGCTAATTGGCTAGTCGTTACGGTTGCCCCTAAAACACTTTGTACATATGTATCCTGCGGGATGCTAGTTCCCACAATACTGTAGGTACTGTCCAAACCAGTTGTATTAGCAACATTGGTTAGGGTATAAGTATTTACGATAGTATTGCAAGTTGTAGTAATAGCAGTAGTATAAAACCGATATTCAAGCTCTAATGCCTGCCAATCATACTCTTTGACCAAGTCATAACCAACGCGGTTCATTAGAGCCAAGACCTGTTGTGTGTCCTGATTCGTGTTTCCTGCAACAAAAGTTGGTACGGCAAGGTTTAATTCAGCGGTTGTTTGCTGGACTAATTGGAGCATGGTTGATGACATATTAAGCTTCCTCTACGGATTCCGCCTTCTTTTTGCGGGTTTTCTTTTCACCAACTGCCGCAAGTATAGCTGCCATTTGATCTTGCATTAAGGCGAGCTTCGCATCAGTTTCTGCTTTTATTTTAGCAGTTTCTTCATCTTTTTTGGCAAGTTCTTGTTTAAGTTGTAATAATTCTTCTTCGCGCTTGCTTGTTTCAGATGTTTCCGTTGCCCTGTTTAGGTAAGCAATGGCTTTATCACGAAATGCGTAGGGTGACATTCCTGCCGCCATGCCCATCCGTTGCAGTTGCTGGTCTGAAGCGCTGGCTACGGAGTCAACTGTATGGAATTTAAGGGCGCGGAGTTCTTCAGCTTGGCTTTTACTGACCAAAGCCCATTCTGATAGCGGAGTGCCTACAATTTGTTCATCTGAGCTACCTATACGGTTTTGGTATGCCGCCCAGTGAATAGGAAAACGGGTTTTATGGCTAGGAAGCACATAAGTATCTATTTCTGTGAGGGTATCGCCAGCTACGCAAATATGTACAAAGTCAAATTCTTTGAATATTGGTCTGCCAGCCTCTAATGTTTCTTGTTCTTGTTGCACAGGGCGTTTATAAAAACGAACTTGTAACCTGTTATCTGCATTTTGCTCATCGCTTGGTAAAGCCATTTTTAATTCTCCTAAGGTATTAGGTTGTTAAAAGAAAAAGGGGCTACCCGTTAAGGTAACCCCTCGTTTTTACTACAAAAAGCTATTAAACACTAGCCTTGCCAAACCAACCATAATCACCAGAAGCCATAGAAGCTCCAGCAATATAAGTACCAGCACCCAAGGTAACTTGGAATGTTGATGCGTTGACAACGCAAGTAGCTGTTGATGCACCAATAGCTACAGCAGCTTGTGCGAATACATAACGCAAACCATCTGAACCAAACACTTCAGCACCAGTAGGGCCAAATGTTGGAACTTGAGTAGTTCCATTGGTCGCTAAATTGGTAGGAGTTGTGTTATACAAATCAATTCCAGCTAAGGGGGTAATTGTAAATGCCATGATAATTCCTTTTCTATTCGTTAAGTTGAGTTAATAGATACTTATGCAGTACCTGTCAACACGCCTTGTAGGAAGCTGTTGGAGCAAGTTAAATTACCAGCCCAACCATAAAGCTTCACGATCGCGTCTTGATTAATTGACTGACGCTCACCACCGATAGGAACGAAATTACGCTCTTTGTGTGGGCGCAAGAAAATGTAATTTGTGTTTAACAAATACATTGTCAATGCGTTTTCTTGTGCGCCATAACCGCCACCCAAGACCACATCAGCAGACATACCGCCACCGTAGAACTTCAATGATGCAAAGCCAGCCGCGCCATCTTCAACACCAGCAATACGCTGAATAGCTTGTAATGAAGCTACATAGCGTGTGTACAAGGTGTTACCAGCAACGATTAAATCAACTTTGTCAGTACCGCGAACTGATTTGATTGCGGCAGTAGTCATAGCTGCTTGGATTACTGTAGAAGAATCAGCACCAGTGCTTGATTGATTCTGCCAGAAAGTCCAGTTAGCACGATTAATACCACCGTATGTACCAGTAGTGTTTGCCGCAGGAACTGCTGCTGCTAGTCCTGTGATATTTTTCCCGCCGTTACCAGTGCCATCACCATAAATATCGGTAGAAATTCTATTTAGCAAACGAGCTTCAGAAACTTGCATACGACCATCTAACAGGTCAATGATTGCTTCTTTAGAACTATTTTGTAACATTTCCAAACCACTCATTGTTACCGAATCAGCGTACTGCGTAATGCTAAATTGTGCAGCACTGATGGGGCTATCAGGAGTGATGTTCAATACTTCATATCCGCTATACGAGTTAGCGTTATTTGTATTTGGATCGTTGTACATAATTTCCTCGCTCGGTTGTTACAAGCCGATCCCAGCTTGGTGTAGTCGTTTCTGTTCCGCTACACTCTTGGACTTAAATTACTTCAAGCTATATCCAAGGTCAGACTATCGCTCCACCAGTTCTTGGTGTCCTCTCACTTAGTCGTTCACGCTGCTTTCGCTTGCGCCCTGTTGTCCCCTTCGGGAGTTCCAAGTCAATCAGAGAAGATTCTCACATCTACATTCAACTGTAGAGTGACCCCATTTAGTTAAGGATTACATTACCGCCTGAAAACGGGCGAACATTACCTTTCGAGTTTAATCTTTGTAAAATTGCATTGTTCTGCGTTAAGTTATCGGCCAACACTCCGCTACGACTTTGAATGGTAGTAGCGATAATATCGGTGATTGCTGAGTTAGCAAATGCCATGATATTTCCTTTATTAAATTAAGTTAAACCCTATCGCTCATCGCCTGCCCTAGTTGCTCGGCAAGAATTGAGCGCCTATCTTTTGCATCTGACTTATTAACCGCGCCGCTAGGTGTTACGGATCGTGGACTAACAGCAGTTGCTTTGGCTTTTGCTACTTGCCGTGCCTTAGATGCTTGCTGGCCAGAAGATTTCAGGAGTTGTTCCTGCTCTAATTTCCATGCTCCATCGTTAAGACGCACTGCTTTGGCATAAGCCGATTCAAGGTCTGGGGCTAAACCCTGCTCAAGTAGTTGAGCCATATCTTCCCTAACCATATCAAAGTGCGGAAATCGCTCTTTGTTACTTCTAACCCGTTCAATTTCACCAACTAAACGAGATTGTTCCTCTTGTTCATACCTGCCTTTAATGGTGTTAACTTCTTGGTTCATCGCCTGAAGCTGCGCCATCAACTGCTGGGTTTGATAATCTTGCGGTTGCTGTTCTGCAACTTGTAAGCTATCTGAATTTAATTGTATTCCATAATCTTGTGCAAGTCTATGGAACATTTGAACCCGTTGCTCGTACGGTGCTTTTGATAGAACCATGTGGGCGCGACCCAGATTATTAATCCATGCGGCGGGGTGTATTCCCTGTTGTTGTAACTCAGGAACAAACGGGCCAATAGCCTCAACCAAGGATTTAGCGTTATCGGCTTCAGCTTTATAAGCACTTACGCCACGCTTGTATTCTGATTCACGCTGGTTGGCGTATTCAGCAAACTTAACAAAATCTTCTTTATTGAGCGCTTGCCCATCCTTCATTTTTTCCCATACTTCTACATACTCTTTTTTCCATGTAGACGGGCGCGTTACTTCGGCAAGATCATCAGCAGGAGCTTCTGATACCATGTCAGGTTCTTCAGCGGTATCTTTGGCTTTGAAGCGACCTTTTTCGTCACGGGTTTCTTCAACGGAATTTTCTTGGTTTTCGGCTTCGATTGGATCGTCATTTGTTTCAATCTCCTTTTCAATTGGTGCTTCTAAAGTACCATCTTCTGCTTGTTCTAATGCCGCTTCGAGCATTTCCCGTCTATCTTCAGCCATTTAATGCTCCTATCTGTAGTTAAGTTTGGAATACGCAATTTCCGCAAGATTTTGTTTGCGGGCTTCGTGTTCTTTACGGCTAAATTCATGTGTTTTTTGTTGCAATGGCACATCGTTGCCAATTTCTACGCAATTGTTGCGTTTAAGGTTCTCACGGTGCTTAGAACGGCTTGAAACCCAGCTACCGTCAGCCATGCTTATGTGGCCATCAATGTCTGACATTACGGTGGGTGCTTCCCGTGTTTTCATCGCTACCTTGTCAAGCCAAGATGCCTTGGCAGCTTCCTCACCAATAGTAGGAATCCACCATTCCAAGAAAAACTCCTCGTCTGTTTTTTTGGCTTCAATATGGTTGCCTTCAGAATATCCACATTTAGGGCAAATCATTACATTCTCCTTATTAAATCGGGTACTTGGTCGTATTCATTTGGGCGCAGGGCAACAACGCTGTCGTACCACCTGCCGTTCTTCCAACGCCAACAAACAAATTCTTCTTTAGGTAGCAAAACTATGGTTTTTATGCCAAGTGCGCCAGCAAGATGAGCCGTTCCCGTATCCACGGTGACTATGCCCTTACAAGCCTTCATGTGCGCGGCAGACTTGACCCAGCTTTGTTGCCAACCATCATTGGGTAACGGGTGAAATAAGCCCTCCGTCTTAGGATTTAAGCTGTAACAGTCATCACCGACCAGCTTTTCTAGCTCCAGCATATCCATTGATTTGATGTAATACAAGACTTGCTTGGATGCTTCCCAATTTACCCCTATTTTTGAGGGTATATTGCTAGGTAACGCGTGCAAATAACCTTCAGAACCCATAATCTTCTTTTTGGTTACTGGAAACATCGCTTTTACGATAGGATGTGACAGCGAAATGTAGTACGGCAAGGACATTGAGCCAATCCAGTAATCTGATTCGGCTGCTGCGCCATTTTTAAGGTCGTTGCTAAACACATCTACCGCGTGTATTTGCCCTAAAAGGTGGTGCAATGAGCCTTCCTGTAAAACTACGACCCTAGATGCCCCCAAAGCCTTTAATGCTGGCAAAAAACGGGCAAACATGATGATGTCACCAAAGCCCTGTTCCATCTGAACGGTAATTGACTTGCCCATCAAAGGTTCTCCCCTCCAAACAGGCATTTCTAATGCTGGGGCGTAGGGCGTGGCTTGCTGGGCAATGATGTCAGGATGCCAACGGTACTCAAATAAGCGAAAACCAGCCTCATAACGCCCTGCGTGCAGGTGTTCATACGCTATTTTGTATTGTGCGTCAGCGCTTAAAGTAGTAGAGCTAATATTGAATCCTCATCGTCTTGTTCTGCAAGGCGTTGGGCTTCAAGTATGACCAAGCTCATTTGTAAACGAGCCATCTCTTGTCTATAAGCCGCCGCCTTCAGAAGATTATTCCGTTGGTTCTCAAGGTAGGCAATAGACCGTTTTAAATTTTCTGTTTCAGCTAACGGTATATCAGCTTTAACCTCTTGTTTGGATTGTAATTCAGTTTTCTTAACTTTTGCAACACTGTCAGGATCAACCAAAGCACGGATGGCTTGTTTACGGTCAATAGCTTCTTGTTTTTGCAGTTCTAGTAGCTTGCGTTGGCGTTCAGCAATCTTACGGTCAAGGCGTTTAGCGCGTTCCCATTCCTGTTTTGTCCAGCCATCACCGCCAATAGGTTGTACGGGTGCGCCAACAGTTCCAGTTATGGTAGCTGTGTCGTTTCCATCGGTTGCGCTAATTGTGCCTGTATGGTCGGCATTTACTACAGTACCGTTTATGGCTGCAGTATCGTTTCCATCGGTTGCATATATAACGCCATTGTCTAATTCTGTGGCGTTTATAGTTGCTGTATCGTTATCATCAGTTGCGCTGATATAACCCGTAATTTGGGTTAGCGCCCCTAAGTCAGATATTGGGGCTGACGATAAGGGGTTAAATCCAAGCATTAGGCTGTGTAACTACCAGAAGCTGTAAATTGCATAATTGTATTAGAACCACTTGTGCTTACTGCTGGAGTTCCTGTTGTTGTGCCTGTGTATTGTGATGTTGGAACTGAAAGAATAACAATTCCTGAACCTCCATTTGAACCACCCGTTGCTGTACCAGCACCTCCGCCCCCACCACCGCCTGTGTTAGCAGTTCCAGCAGTAGATTGTGTTCCACTATTTATGCCGCCATTTCCACCGCCACCTGAACCCCCTGTGGCATTGCTACCAATGTTACAACCGCCACCACCACCTCCAGCGTAAGTTACGCTAGAACCAGTAATTGAAGAAGATAATCCTGCGCCTCCGCCACCAGCTTGAGAACCGCTTGGTGCAGTTTGACCAACAGCACTTGCCCCGCCTCCACCACCAGCAGGCCCATAACTATTGCTACCTAAACCGTTGCCGCCTGCATAACCTTGTCCGCTAGTACCAGCGCCACCTGTATATCCTGTAGTTCCGTTTGAACCACCCCCGCCACCACAACCTCCTGAAGCGCCATTACCTGTTACATTTCCACCACCACCACCACCAATAGCAGTTAATGAAAATCCTGTGGAATTACTACCGTTGTTTCCAGTTCCTGAACCTGAAGAAGAACCACCTGTTGCTCCAGCGCCTACTGTTATTGTGTATGTTGTTCCAATAGTAAGGCTTGTAGAACCTGCAAGCGTTCCTCCGCCTCCACCTCCGCCAGCATTTGAATATCCTCCAGCACCGCCTCCTGCAACAATTAAATAAGATGCAGAAACAGATTGCGATGAAAGAATTGTCCATGCAATACCTGAATAAACTTCAGTTTGATTTAAAGTTGTGTTATAACGCATAGCACCATTTGCAGGACTTGCAGGTCGCTGTGCTGTAGTGCCTTGTGGCAAATCAATACTTTGAGTAGCAGTATTTGCTGCTATTCCAGTAGAGCCGCTAATAGTAACGGTCATATTAAGCCTCTACTACTTCAACCCAAGCCAATGTTGGCTCATTCCATTGATACATTCCGTCTGGCTTTGGTGTTGGTGCTTCCCATGTCCAAGTATCTTTATTTAACACCCAGCTTGCAAAAGGTTGTGGTGCGTAGAAAACATCGTTAGCTTGGTCGTATGTGTAACCAATACCAGCGTAATTGCCTCTTAGCGGTCTATTTTCTGGGTGCTTGTTAGCAAGCGTATTGTATGAAGTTTGTAGCCATGTACCTGCTGATGTATCTACAAATGTATCAAAGAATTCTGGTTCAGCCACAATGACTTGAACTACTTTACTGTCTACTACTTTGGCAAAATGCGACATGATTGCTCCTTTAAGCTGTGTAACTGCCTGATGCAGTAAATTTAATAATGGTATTGCTTCCTGATGTTGTTACTGTTGGTGAACCTGTAGTTGTGCCTGTGTAGTTAGAGGTTGGAACTGATACAAAAACAACGCCAGAACCTCCTGCACCGCCATTTCCAATCACAACAGCCGTATTTCCACCACCACCTCCGCCTCCGCCAGTATTAACAGTACCTGCAGTACCATCACTTGCGGTTGAACCTGCACCTCCGCCGCCTGAACCACCAGCACCACCAACAGTGCTAAATGAAGTATGACCACCACCTCCACCGCCACCTGCATAATATGTTGCACTACCTGTGATTGAAGATGAAGCCCCAATTCCGCCTGCTCCGCATTGAGTGCTTGCACCATTTGCGCCTACTGCGCCAGCACCACCACCACCTGAAGATGGGTATGGGTTTGATGCAGGTGAACTACCTCCTGCGTAGCCTTGTCCTGTAGTGCCTGCCGCACCTGTGCCGCCCGTTCCTGCTCCTGCTGCGCCACCTCCAGAACCGCCTGAACTTGGACTTGTTGGCCCTGTATTGCTACCTCCGCCTCCGCCTCCAATAGAAGTTAAACTAAATCCTGTTGAATTTGAACCGTTTGTGCCTGCAGCACTTCCTGATGTTGAACCTGCTCCACCTGCGCCAATTACAAAAGAATATGTAGTCGCTGGAGTTAATGTTTGTGTTCCCGATAACAGTCCGCCAGCACCACCTCCACCAGCTAATGAACACCCGCCACCTGCTCCACCCGCTACAATTAAATAAGAAGCTGTGTAAGGTTGAGCAGTTAAATTAACCCAAGCTAATCCTGAATAAACTTCTGTGCTGTTTGTTGAAGTGTTATAACGAAATTGTCCAGCTACAGGACTTGCTGGTCTTTGTGCAGTTGTTCCCGTAGGCACAGTCAAAGCACCCGTTACATTAGCCATACTAACTAATCCACTAGTAGCTTGTAATTCTAAAGTTCCTGAATTATCAGCAGTAGAAGTTAATCCTGTTATTCCAGATACAGAACCATTGTCAGCTTTTATAATTGTTGTCATGCTGTATAGCTTCCAGAAGATGTAAATTTAACAATAGTGTTAGAACCTGATGTTGTTACTGTGGGTGAACCTGTGGTTGTTCCTGTGTAGTTAGTTGTTGGGACTGATAAGATTACAACACCACTTCCGCCAGAGCCAGCAGCCGTAGTTCCTGTGCCATTTTGCCCACCACCTCCACCACCGCCAGTATTTACAGTTCCAGAAGTTCCGCCATAAGTGTTATAAAGTGCGCCATTACCGCCACCACCGCTACCGCCAGTACCAACACTACCGTATCCTGAACCACCGCCTCCACCTGCATAAGTTACGCTAGAACCTGTTATAGATGATGCGCTTCCTGCCCCGCCATTACCACCAGTAGAGCCTGGATTTCCGCCAGAAGCATTACCACCAACAGCAGAAGCACCGCCTCCACCAGCCGCCCCAGCAGCAGAGCCTAAACCACCATTGTTACCTTGACCAGCAGTTCCTGCACCATAAGTTGTTGCTCCAGCGCTGTTTGCTGCACCACCACCAGAACCACCACTTAATCCGCTTGCAGGGCCGCTAGTAGTGTAGCTACCTCCACCGCCACCTCCACCGCCAATTGCGACAGTTAGTCCAGTAATAGATGAATTAGAGCCAGATGAACCCGTAACTCCAGAAGCAGCAGCAGCAGCGCCACCAGAGCCGACTGCAACTGTATAAGTTGTTCCAGCAGTTAAAGTAGTTGTGCTTGCTAAAAAACCGCCCGCACCTCCGCCTCCACCTGTGCCACTACTATAATCTTCTCTACCACCGCCTCCGCCACCCGCCACAACAAGATAAGATGCAGAATATGTTTGGGAAGTTAATGTTACCCAAGCAACCCCAGAATAAACTTCAGTTGCATTAGTAGATGTGTTGTAACGAATCATTCCAGCAGCTAAGGTGCTAGGTCTTTGTGCTGTAGTACCAGTTGGTACAGTTAAAGCACCCGTAGTTGAGCTAGCGTTAATAACTCCAGAATCAGCAGTCAGAATTAAATTACCAGTTGTATCACCAGTAGTTGTGATTGCTGTAGTGGTAGTCGTACCAGTTCTTATTGTTGACATATTAAATTACCACCCATCTTTGACCTGAACTTACGGTTACAGATACACCAGAATTTACTGTTATAGGGCCAACGCTAAAAGCGTTAGAACCAGTTGCAACAGTATAATTTGACGATACTGCTGTTGAGTTTACAATTAATCCATTAGTTGAATTATGAACGGGCGCAGATAAATCACCCGTAGTCGTGCTGTAGGTAAATGTAGAACTTGCGCCAAATGCACCAGCATTGTTGTATTGGACTTGGGTAGTAGAACCAGCAGGACTTGCCGCTACTGTTGCCCAAGTACCGTCACCACGCCAATAAGTGCTTGATGTAGCACCAGTACCGCTATTTAAGTTAGTTACGGGAACATTGCCTAATGTTAAATTTGGTGTAGTTCCACCGCTAGAAGCAATAGGACTTGTAGCTGTTACGCTGGTTACCGTACCGCTACCCTTGTTATTAAAAGTAGTCCAATCGGTTGATGTCAAATAACCATTTACGCTACCTGTTGCAGCAGGCATTGATATTGCTGGGGTATTGCCACCAGAGCTAACTACTGGGGAAGTTCCTGTAACGCTGGTAACCGTACCCGTAGTTGGTGTTGTCCATGTAGGTGTAGCGGCAGAACCAGCAGAAGTTA